AGAAAATGTACCATCTGCTGCACCTAATTGAATTGCTGTTGCACCACCAGAAGAACTACTAGATACAAAACCGCTAGATAGCAATCTTTTCCAATTACTACCATCATATTGAAAAATTGAGCCTGTTTGTGGTTGACAGGTTACGTTTAGACCAGTTGAATCGAATGTAATATTGTGAGTAGCAGATGCTGCATTAGTTACAAATATTCTATGACCGGGAGGAAATGTACCGCTTGGATTAAGATTTAAATTTGCACCGGGTGTAATGTACCAATGATTAACACCATCAAACTTGAAAGTCTGTGCAGAATTACCAGCATATACTTTCATTCTGTCTGGTCCTAATCTAAAAGTTCTTCTTGCACTATCTTGATTACCAGAATAATATAAAACATTATTAGAAGCATCATCTAATCCCATCCACATTGCACCAAATTTAGATGATGTAAATGCACCATTTTCTTCTGAGCCGCCATGCATACCATCTAAATCACTGTGTGAATCTATCCTATTGGCATCACCATTCACGGCTTCTCCAATTACACCATCTAACATTGGGCTGAAATACATAGGCGAAGGTCTAATGAAGGTTCTATGGTCAAAGACTTCCTGTATGTCTACATTCAAATCACCTCCACCTGAACTTTGATATGTTGCTCTAACAGTACCAAGTACAACAGTTTGTTTAACATCTAAATCTAAACTACCATTCAACCCTGAAGGGTCAGTTAAGAAACCTATAGGTGTTGCAGGAAATGATGTAGTGTTGCTGCTTTTTTGTATCATTATATTTTTACGACTACTATCATTATAAGAACAAACATAAATTACAAATAAACACTGTTCACCGCTTGAAAGTGCTGTATCTGAACCTTCACAATTAGAATCAACTAATGTAACATTATATGTGTTAGGTGCACTAGAACCATAACCATTAGCAAAAGAAACTAACAAACCATCTATAACAGCATAACCTCCTTTTATTGTTATAGTGTGATTACCATCATGAGATATAGCACCTGATATACTTGTGGGTGTATTACGGTGAGCAGATTCTGTATGACTATCTTCTAATAATATTACACCATTGCTATGTACACCTTCAATTAAATTAGTCAATGAAGGAGACATGATGTAACTACCATCTGTTAATTTAGATGTATGACCAGAAGTTGCATTACTACCCATATCACTTGACCTCCAATATCATCTGTATTTTCATTTCGTTATTAGATGTTTTCAATAAAGGACGAAATACATGTCTAGTTACAGGTGTAAAACTATCTGTACCTCTAATTTGTAAGTAAACTTCTTTTAAGGATTCGTCAAAAGAATAACTAGTTGGAATATCTGCTTCGATTAACAAATTAGAATTATCTAAAATTTTAATAGTAGGTGTAAGAGTTAGAGCAGGTCTACCTGCACTACCATCGTTTGCAGTAGCAGGTGTGCCATCAAAACCTAATGTAATTTCATTTATATTGTCGGCAATAGTTTCTATCATTAATCTCTTTAAATGTGTATTGACTGGCATTATTTATCACCTATTATTGTAATTGGTAGACTTTTATTCAATCCTAGATTCTGTATTTCTCTTGATACATTACTGAATTGGTCTGCTGTTCCGTTAGACATGCCAGTAAATGCGACTATGTTGTTCAAATTAGATGTTTTGGTAATTGCAACATTGCCGACTGTACCTGCTGAAGAATTGGTAAGATTAATTTTAGAACTATTGCTACCATCTACAGCAAGTATGAATCCATTGTTGTGTCCATTTGAACTTTCTATTGCCGCTTTTAATTCTAAGGCTGTAGCAGCCGTGTTTGCCCCAAGTTTATAATATTGCAAAGCATGACCATTTTCAGTTGCAGTATCACCTGTATTAATAGTATAATCACTAGGAGTTGCATGATATTTTTTAACTGTAGAACCATCGCTTAGAGTGATATATGCGTCTACGTAGGCTAAATTTACACCTCCTGTAAAATTAGTTTTAGCGATATCAGGCATACTCCCACCTATAGTTGTAGTTCGATTACCATCAGTACCAACAGTGGCTTGCGTTAAAGATAAAACATTACCATCTCTTGTAATTGCTATTTTATTATTATGTCCATTGGCATGTAAAATAGCGGCTTTTAAATTTCCAGCAACGCCTTGTGGTGATAAATCATTTCTAAATAAAACGTAATTTACACTATTTATTGTTTCAGTCATACCATTAGTCACACTAGTACCATCTGCTTTCCTTTGTCTAGCATGATATTTTTTAGTCGTACCATCTGTACTGATTAATTGTAAATAATCACCAGTATAAACAGCATCTGCACCACCAGTAAAACCAGTAAGAGTGAAATTACTAGTAGTAAATCCTGCCATTGTTATAGTTTGTGCAGATGCAGCATTTACTGATTTTGAATTTATAGTGATTGGTGCTCCCACATAAGGTATAGTTGCAGTTCCGGCTTGATTACTATTGGCATTAATTGCCGCCATCATATTTGTAGCAGTTGCATTAGCATCGCCACCTCTTTGATATAAAATAAATTGAAAAGCGTTATCTGCTGTTGTATCACCATCTGTATCTACAATAAAAGACGGAGATGGAGAAGAACCATTTGAATTAGGACTGATAGGTGTACCTTGAGGTACAACTAAACCATTAGTATTAGTTTTTGTCCATGTACTACCTGTTAAATTAACATAATAATCAGGATTTATACAAAGTAAGTTATATCCATCACTAGAACCACTTCCAGCATTATGTTTTAATGTTACATAATCTGTTTGAATAGCAGGGTCTCCATTTGTTGGTGGTGTTGATGCAGCAGGATTAGTTTTGAATAGTATTGTACCAATAGAACCACTAGCACCAGTATCAAGAGGAAATGCATTAGTATTTACAGTTACACTTGATGTAGCGGCTACTGCCCTTGTGATTGTTGGTATGGAATTACTACTAACTGTGAGCGAGCCTGTAGCAGCCACTGCTGGCGTTGAAACGGTATATTCCTGTATAGTGCTTGCACCGCCAATACCTCTTCTTCCAGAGTTTTCTCCAAGTAATAATTTTTCATGGTCTACATTGATTATAGTGATTAAAGGTGTTACATTTATTTCTAAAGAATTGAAAAAATTAAAATTTTCAGTTTGTATTTGCGTTTTTGTATCTACCGTAGATAAAGAGGATAATGACATAGCATCTTTTTCTATGTTCTGTAAAATACCTTCCACCCCATCATCTACTAATAAAAATTTAAAGTCGCTATCTTTAGTTATAGTCCTGTGAGTAGTTTCCGATACAACATAATTAGTACCGCTATAATTAATCATATCGCCCGGTCTAATATAGAATTTATCAGGTACTTTTTCAATACTAATACTACCTTGTTGTACTGAATTGGCTTGTAAAATGTTTCTAGCCATCTTACGAGCAGCCTTTTTAGATTTAATTGTAGCATCAAAAATAGGACTAGTTGCAACTACGTCATTACTATTTACACCTTGTTGCTTTTCTCTATCATCGATTGTAATTGATACATCATCATTCAAAGCATTCGGTACACCTGTGATAGAAATGCGATTTGCAGTAGATGATATAGGGTCTTTACTTTCTTTACCTTCCTTTAAGTCTCTATCCATACTGTAATGTTGTCCACTATCATTAAATGGTGTATAGAGTAAATTTCCCTCTTTTGTAAAATTTAAAAGACGATTATCATGTCTTGAAATAAACTTTAGACTAGATAATAGATTAACATTATTGAAATCCAATGCAACAAAATCATTAGATAAATTTCTTCTATTACTAGTATTATTTGCAATAGATAAAGGCTTTCCTAAGAGAGTTGAATTTAAATCACCATCGATATCTTTAGTAAGCCTTGTTATAATATCAGTAGTTCTAAAACCAACATCTACAGAAGTTCCAAAATGTACTTTTTTAGATTTAAAACCTATCTCCTTCACAGATTTACCTTTCATGTTTTTTAATTCAACCCTTAATCCTTTATTGGTAGATTCAGCAGAATCCCAAATTAATCTTTCATTAATATCATCTTGTCCATATATTATCTTGGGAATTTGATTTTTTCCTCTAGGCGACCATATATCTTTTTTGTAACTATTTTCACTATGAGTAAAAAGTAATGTGGATTGTAATTCTGACATATTATATGCTTTTTCGGTACTTATACTGTACTTTGATGATTGTTTATTAGTAATTGTAACTATATTATTACCTACACTTTGTTCTGTAATTTTACTATAATGTACCGCATTATCTATAAATTCAGGTTTTCTTACATCAGTCATATGACTATCCATTGATGTATTAAAATTAGATTTAGTAGATTGAATTAAAGTCATGATGCATCACCTGTATGGTCGCTTGTATTATATGTGACATCACCTTTATGTCCTTTAGGGTGTAATGATTGGCTAAAACGAGGTTTAACGTTATAATCCATACGTTTATCTTCATCGTCTGTATCATCTTCTTGTCTTCTCCTTGCAGCATCGGAACGATGGTGTTGTAAAGTGTTTTCAGATATAATTAGTCTTGATACAGTAGATTCTAAATTGGTTTTATCAAAACCGCTAACTTCTGTACCGGGTAATTTAGGACCAAAACTCAATGGGGTTTCCAAAGAACTAGTTTCATCAAACACGAAAACAGGATAATAAGGGCCATTACCATTTGCACCATCAGTACCCCCAATGTACGTACTATGACCTTTCCCTGTAACAACTTCATAATTGAATAAACCATATTTACCACCGCTAGTAGCATAAAGATAATTCAAATCATACTGCGGTGATGAGGTATGTAATGCATTATTCATACGGAACAATTCAACGTGTTGTTTATCCAATAATCTGATAGGTCTTACTAAGAATCTTACAAACGAATCGATATTATTGTTTCTTGTCGTAGTCGTATTATATCCAGTAGAGTGTTGATAAGGATTAGATGTTTTATGGGAATTACCTAAACTATTTCTACCCCATCCAGTGTCATCAAATACACCTGCATACGACTTAGATTCTAAAATATAAGAACCGCCATATGGTCTAAATGGATTAGTGTGAGAAAATCTCAATACAGCGGATATTGGAGAACCATTACTTTGTCTGGAAAAATCACTTGTAGTAAAATCAGCATCTGCTAATGTTTGTCCTGTTTGTAATGCACCATGTAACACAATTCTTTGACCTACGTTTCTATCAGTATGTAGGCTATGTGCTTCAGTGTTAATAATTATATGATTATCTTCAGTTTCATCTTCCGTTATACCGTCTATACCGATTCTAGGACTGGTTCTACTAATTGCATCTTTATGTGGTGAAGAACCTGATATAACTTCAGTTCTGTCACTCACAACCGCTTCAGGTTTCAATAAACCATCTTCTTCAATATTTAAAGTGGCACTTATACCACGTTCAACTTCATTATTTTGTAACACTTCATCTCTTGGTCTAAGTAGTCCTTCACCAAACAAAGGCTCTGCTGTATGATGACTTAATACTACACCAGTTGTTTCTATAGGTGTAGATAAGGCAGTAAGTATATCTTCATTGAAATGAGTAGGGTATCTTACACCCCTACCATTACCCATATCACCTACTCGTAAGGAATGTGTAGGTGCAAACACATCTACTAATGTTGCATTTGAATTATTATTTTCATAATTATTTACTCCACCAAATCTTGGTATAGAATGTCCACTAGAAAGAGCAACTTGACCGTCACTATCTAAAACATATTTGACATTAAATATAGGTTTTCCATTATTCCATATTCTTGCTGTTGGGTTTCTGTTGTTGGTTCTGTCATACTCATATGCGTCTCCACAATCCCATACGGGTCTCATACCAAAACCACGCACAGGAGCACGTCTAACGTCTTCCCCACGTTCATTGCCCCACCAGTCTACCAAATAGTATTGTGCGGCTACAGAGAGGTCTGTAATGCCCTTCCCTTCACCATCTCCCCACCAATCTCTCGATGTCTTAGCAGCAGAAACTGAGCCGGGTGTAGGTTGTCTTAAAGTACGGATAGGAACACCAAAAGGTCTAGTCATTCTCCTACCTTGACTGTATCTAACTTGATTATCAGCCTTATCTATACCTAACATACCTGTAAAATTAGTGTGTCTTTCCATAATACCTACATTAGTTTTAGGTGCAGTAGCGGAAGATAAACCACTACCGCCACGATACAACCAACTGCTACTGTATAATTCACTTTGTATAAGAGGTCCAGAATCATAATCTCTAGTGTTAACACCACTACCACTCGCTGTACCTTCATAATGTGCTCTTGCCCCTAGTATACCCCATCTAGGTTTATTTAATGGCTGTCTGACGGCTATACGGTATCCATATGACCTTCTTTCCAATGAACCTGTATCTTGTGTAGATATACCGCCACTTACAGCATAATCGTTATCATGGTCTGTATCATACCATCGTTTTTTCATAGAATCATAATCACCGGGTACATCCCATGAAGTAACTGCAAGCATATATTCCTCTAAACTACTCGCTTGTGGTCCTCCACGACTACCGCAAGGCCATAATCTGTTGTACATTGTAGAACCAAAATCACTACCACTAGCACCACCAGAATCATTATTTGAATTAGCATTAGTTATATCGCCTATTTTTTGACCAGTAGATTGTGGGACTTTAATTTTAAATGCAAAAGGACCATTACTCATAGCGTAAGTGGCTGCATGATAATGAATTGTTTCAAAATGTTCTGGAATAGCATTATACATATCCGCATCCACAGCATTACCATCCCAAGCCCTAGAAGTATTATCTGAAAAATATGTATACGGTTTACCTAAGTTCTGATGCCACATACATAAAAATGCATCAGGTAAGTATAATGAAGAAGTATCACTACTACCTTTAATTATGTCATTAACATAATGTGAAAATACACTTTGTTTTTTATTAGTTAGTATATTTATACTATTAGAATTAATTAAAGTTATTATTACACCTGCATATAATTTAGTATAAAAGGTAGCACCATCACCAGAATTAGATACTTCTATCCTAAATGGTAAATTTATAGCATCAGCATCATGCCCATCGCGTTTTGTGTACGTTGTAGTATAAGTTTCACCATCTTTACCTATTACACTAAGTTTTTCACCAAACTTAGGTTTAACAGGAAATAAACTACCATCGTCTACATTAATGAACCCACCACTAGCATCAAAAGATACAACTGTACATTTTGGTATTATAGATGTATTTTGTAATAGTTTAGAATATATATCAGGATATATAGAAGGATATCCTTGTAATGTTAATTGATTACCTATACTTCCATATGTACTTTTACTAAATTGATAATAATCATGAGGTGAATATTGTGCATTTTTCCCATTTCTATCTGATATATTTTGAATTACATCTGAACTCACATCTGCAAATAAAACACTCCACCACGGAATATTCAATGTATAGCCCGGCGTTGCTTTACTAAACATAGGTGAATATGGGAAGCCCTGTCTTGAAAAAGAAGGCGTTTCATGTAAATTTACACCAAATGCGTTGTAAAGTAGTAAAGGAGGTATATTTGTAAATTGACTTCCAGCATCAGGGTTCAAATCTAACATCATTTCATTAATGAATATCTCACAACCTCTTACATCTGCTTGCGTGGCTCTTGCTAAAGTTAAAACTAAGCCTCCGACAACAGATTCATCATGTGTAAGCCCAATTACAGTGTTTACTTGTTGGCTAGTTAATGCATTTGTGCTATTATTAAGGTTAAAACCTTGAATTTGTCCAGAATGAAGGTTTGGTTGTATGACTATTTGGTAAGCACCTACTTCAGCAGGGTCAGGGAAATGATTGGCTAAAGTATAATTTGCTGCTGCTGCAAGCACGATACTGTGACCACCTGCTTTATTTTCTTGTCCAGCATCACCAACAGTCGCTAAAACACCATAACCATCCCATTTTACACCTGTTTCAAACATTAAGGTAAATGCCCCACCATGTATATCGCTAGGACCACTAGGTGCAGCATTTATCCCACTAAAGTTGATTTCAGACTCTAAAGGATTGATTTTTTCTGTTATAGTCAAATCTGATTTAACAACAGGTCTATCAGTAATAGCATCTATTAATTCTTGTGCTAAGGTAGAGTCTTGAGTCTTTATACTCATAGCATATTGCGCTGTATTTTTACGGTATACCGATTGATATAACGGATGTGCCCAATGACCGGGAAGCATCGGTAATGTGGCATTAACATAGTGATGACCCATTCTTGGGTAAGGCATTGGTGTCAATACAGGCTTACTATATCTGTTATATGCAATGGTTTCATCTCCTGTATACTGTGTATGAGCCATATCAGGAGAATTACCGCTAACTTCAGCATGGTCACGTAATCTACGAGCAGCAAATAATCTTGCACTACCTGCTGGCATATAGTAAGAAGGGACTATTTTCAGATTAGTTACAGTCTGTTCAGCCATAAAAGTTTCAAAATCAATATCGCCTACTACTGTTAAAGTTGTACTATTTTGAGCGATATAGGAACATATAACGCCTTCATCTGTAGTAGGATTATACACTCTAAGGAATTTTCGACCATCTTTTATTTCTTTAGTTCCAAAACCTGCATTAAACACATTCGCATTAAGAGTAGCGTCTATAACTAACGCATTTGTAGTTGCATTCCAACTAGATACAGATACTGTATCGGTTTCTATACCGGAAGCATGTGTATATACCGTAGGATAACGGTGTGTATGTGAATGAGACATTTTCGTTATATGAAAATATAACGCTCTATCATGTAGTTCATAAGAAGAATGTAAAGAAGCATTGTCCCATCCGTCATTTGTGCTTTCTAAAGATAAACTATCTATATGTTCCCAATTATGATTTTCATAAGTTGGCTCTGCTCTTGGATTGCTAACACTATTATCGAACAAATAACCTAAATCATCTGCACCTAAGTCTGGATGTATCATACCACCAGAACCCATAGTTTCATTTTGATATCCTTGTATCGGGTCAAACCCTCCCCTAATCACTATATTTCCCGGTATGTGATTTGGATTTGGTATACGTAGTTTAAGATTGGGAACATTACCACTGTTTGCTAGAGCAGGTGCTAAACCAGTTGTACCTCTATTAGTAGGCACTCTAAAACCACGTATAATTGTACCAAGTGGACTACCACCTTCTATAGTGTGTTCTTGACCAGCATCATCTGTCACATTGATACTTTCAAATTGTAATTCTTCATTTGGTATATTGAGTACATTGTTAACTATACGTGGGTTGGTTGTTGCAAGTTGAGGATGGCTAAGTTCTTGTGCTTGTAATATAGGCAACATTGCACTATTTGTTGTTTCAAAAGAAAATCTCACATTACCATATATTTTTTCTCCAGTGGTATACGCAGTATTACTTACCACTCTAGTCATGAACGGTACAGCCCCAAGACCTCGTGCATTAATTGCTGGTAAACTTAAACTACCCCCATCCATTCTTTTCCATACAACATTTTCTATTGAAAAATTCTTAGCGGGTGTTTTAGATTGCATTTGATAAGCATTTACATCTTGCATCCAAAAATTATTACTATAACCTGATAATTCAGTAAATGCTGTACCTGAATATTTATCAGCCGCTACATTTCTTTCTACGTCTGTATCAGTTTCTAAATTCATTGAACCTATAGAATAAGATAAATCATTAATTAAATCTCCAGTTTTTGCTCTATCAGGTGTAGCATTCTCTAAATCTTCGTCAGTGCTAATTGCTGAATGTAAATGTTTAGTTGCATTAGATGGGAATAATGAATCAGCCCAATTTGCACTCGTTGTTGTACCTACAGGCATAGCCATATCGCTTACAATTAACGCTTCTACATTAGGACCAGCGTTTGCAGGAGCAATGAATCTATCTTGACCATGTATACGCTCATCCCAAAGTGTTGTACCTGCAAATGTAATTGGATTACTACTTTCACCTTTGACATGTAACCAATCTCCTACAGCAGTTATCCCATCTCTATCAAATTTAGCGATTAAAGCACTTTCAGATTCATTAGTAACAACTAAGAATGCACTCGTGAATATACCTTGATGGGTAGTTAAATCTTCAGTTATATCAGTATAGTTTATTGGGTTAAAACCTGATGTTAAGTTTGTATCTTCTGTATCTCTGAATGTAAATGCTCTACCTTCAGTTTGCATACTGTAATCTGTATAAGGAGTAGTAAGATAAGTATTCAAATTAGAAAGAGAGTCTATACCGTCTATGACATCAGTGCTTTCAGGGCTATTTATCATAGGGTTAATTGCAGATAAATGACCGTAAGTATTCATTACAGTTCCTGCTGAACCATAAGGAGAAAAATTAAGCATTTGATGATATGCACCTAAACCAGCAGCATAACCAGTACCTGATGTTGTTTTAGTAATTTTTAAACTGTTAAGATACGAGTACCTTTCGCCATGCCAACCAATTGCTCCAATAGGTTTAGTTCTATCAACAGCGTCAACAATACCAGAAAAATGTGCTTGAGTCATATGGTCACGAGTTGAATCATCTTCGTTATTAAAACGTATAGTGCCCGCTTTAGCCCAAACAAAACCAGTATTGTTCACAGTAGTATCAGCACTACCGTCTGCTGCTTCTTCTAATTCAGTTGCACCTGTTTTCCTATTAGGTGCTAAATAAAATTTCATGTATATATTGCTACCTGATTTTATTATACTTCTATTAGAATAAGCGGCATAACGAGGTTCACTTGTTGTAGAATCGTTTAAATTAATTCCTGTTCTTATCCAACCACACGCTGGTATTGATTCAAGGAAAGCGTAGTTGGCATCATTATTAGTTATGTTAGCGGTTCTAAAATTATTATTAAATGCGGTAGTATAACTACTCACTGTACCTATATCTACCCATCCGTACCTATCTTGTCGCATTGCATTACCCATAGATGGCATATGTGTACCACCTATTGCTTTCAAAGCACCAGCACCCGGAAATGCATTGATTGCTGCACCTAACACAGTAGCCATTTCTTCTCCATTTTGACAACGTGTGGCATCAACAACAATGTATTCCATTTTTGTATTTCCAATTGAAAAGTCTGTACTACTACCAACGTAATCTTGTATTGTACCAGTAAGTGGACCTGCAACTCTAAATGCTGTAGGATGAATTTGATTATCTCTAGTCCAAGTAGAAGATGAATTTCCACCTACAATACGAGTATTTTTCTTAGGATGCACTGAATTAAATGTGAGTTGATTATCCAACCAAGAACCACCTGCATGAAAACCCCCATCCATATGGTAAATCATATCGGCAGCCATTGCTATGCCAAAGCCAATTGTAGGATTATGATTCATTGGGTGTATTCTTGAATCATACGTAGTTTCAGCAGTTATAGTTTGACCGAAAAACCTACCATGTTGTGGTCTTTGTCGATATTTTATATTAGTATAACCAGCAGGTGTTTCCCAATTCACAGGAACTTTCCAATGAAATGCTGTTCTAGCATGATAATATGCAGACTTGTCGGGTAAATATTCACCAGCATTATTAGTAATATGATTAGGAAAACACATTCTTGCCGCTGACGAAAAACGAGGTACACGACTCCAAGTATTACTACTTGTAATAATTTTACCAGAAAAAGGCTCATTTACATTATGAGTAACGGCATCTGCTGCTGCATCATCAGCAATTTCTTGAGTAAAAGGAAATGCTTGACCCGGCCCAAATATTAGATATGTTGTCTTATTTTCTGTACCGTCACGATGGTCTTCATAACGGGCTGTTGGATGAGCAAAACGTAATACTAACGGTACAGGTTTAGCCTTAACAACACCAGAACTATACGCAGTTACACCTATATCTAAATCAGGACTAAGCATATTATTTTTATTGAAAAATGGAGATATGATAGTCGCCCTATGTTGATTACACATCGGTGTACCGGGAAAAAATGCAAACATCGCATTACAATCTAACATAGCATGACTGCCTAATATCTCATTAGCATTTTGTATACCGGAAACACCAGTCGGTCCATTGGCGTAAGGGTGGGTATAAAAAGATGAATAATCATTACTTGTACCGTCATTAACATCAATTAATGCACCACTAAAACCACCACCAAAAAATACTGGTACAGAATGGTCTATACTATTTTTACCTCCTTTGAAATAAACAATAGGTTCGGAAAATACACTACCTAAAGAACGAAGTCCTTCAAATTCAGGTTTCATATGTTTCGATAATAAAACGTCAGTAAAAGGTTCAAATTCAGGCCAATTAATTGCTGTTGAATTATCTACATTTAATAGTTTTTTAAACAACGTAGAATGTGTTTTAGGTGTTGCTACAATTGAAGTCTCATCATTAAGATGTAGTCTTATACTTTCACCGATTGTAGGTATACCCATTATTTTTATAGTCAAATTTGTGTAATTACTAAGTAAAGGTGCAGTTCCAGCATTTGTATCTGAATCAACAATTCGTACTATGTCGCCGGGATTATACCCTGTACCCGGTGTGTTAATAGCAACGCTAGTAATACTGGTAGCAGCATATAGTATATCTACTGTGAGACCTGAACCTGTACCACTTACTGTGGTTGTCGCAATATTAGTTTTAGTTTGTGGATTTATTGAACTACCATTTGTTGGAGTAGAACTAACTTTTTCAATAGCATAAGGTATACCTTGACCGTTAGGTGAGAACATATTCCACATTTCGTTAGTAGTATTTATTACATTGTTCCATCCTAATGTATCGAATGGATTGACTGTGTTTTTAAAACGGGTAAAATCAGGTTGTACAAGCATTGTTGCTAATGTACCTTCGGCCATAGTTATGTTGGTGTTAGAAGTTTCGGCTGTAATTCTACCAAACACTTCGTCTTTCAAAGCCAACCAATCACCTACTGCTACACTAGTTGTATCTCCCATAGTTATAACTCCAGCATGACCTTTAACATATGGTCCACCAGTAAAATTAGTATTTGTAGAACCAGTCCAATTTGTATTGGTGAGTAAGGTTGGATTATCAACCATAGGGAGTATATGGTCGCCGGGAAAACGAGTGAAATTTGAACCTTGGAGATTTTGTCTCCACGTTGCAACATTTACCACATTATTACTTGAGTCTACTAAAACAGGAGTAGCAGTATTACCATGTTTACCTTTACTAATAGTATTAATTTGCAAAATATTATATGGTATGTAACCACAATCAATTTGCCTTCCAGCATCTATTTGTGCATCTGTATAGGCTCTGCTATTTCCATAACTAAAATCCCAAACACCGTCACCAGCATCATCACCAGTGGTAAATAATGCTCTATCTATTTCACCA